CTATGCTGCCGTGTACTGCTCCAGCAGCTTGACCGTTGCCTCATCTGTCAGGATGTCCCCCAGCTTGCAGTCAAGCGCCAGACAAAGTTTGAGGAGGGTGGCCAGCTTGGCCCCATTGATGTCTTTGACCCCCTGCTCATAATACTGGAGCATCCGAACATTTAGCCCGGTAGCAGCGGCCAGTTGAGATTGGGACAGCCCGGCGGCCTGCCGGGTGTTTTTTAGCTTGGACATTTTGGCATCCATCGTGCTCACCTCCGTTATGGTTTCATCATACACCTTTTGGTGTAGTATGTCAAGAATAAAAAAAGAGGCCCGGATTGCTCCAGGCCTCTCTCAGTCCTCAATTTTATTTTTCCGTAGCCGGTCCGCCAGCTCCGCAAGGATGGCCACATCCCGCTCATCCAGGCCCGACACATTCACGGTATGTAAAGGCTCCATGCCCAGCAGGTAGTCCGTTGAAACAGAAAACAGCTTGGCCAGGTCCACCAGAGAGGATGGGGACGGCGTAGAGAGCCCTTGCTCCCAGGAGTTGACGCCGTTCCTGGTTATGTTCAACCGCCGGGCAAGGTCTGCTTGCGTCCAGCCCCGTGCCTGCCGGAGTTCTTTTATCCGTTCTGCTATCACCAGCATCACCTCCATAATGTCAATTATATTGTGCTCTTTTGATATGTCATTGTCACTTTAGGCTCCAATGCTTGACACAATGAGGGCTTAACTTTACAATGGAGATGCAAAGGAGGCGATGTCCATGGGCCTTTTGAAGCGGCTGGGCTTGTCACGCCCTGCTGCCAGTCCTGCTCCAGTTCGGCGGCCCTTGTATATGAAATATTCAACGGCCTCATCTGAAAAATACAGTATCACACCGGATGAGGAGCGTTTCTTTTGGGCTTTTGAAGATGCCTTAATGGAGAATGACTTAGATACCTATATTTCACTCACTCGCATGGCAAATGGTGCAATATCTGTTTCCACAAGTTCCGCTTACATTGGGAAAATCAAACTGCAAGGCCGGAAAACCTGGATGCAGTACATGACCGGCCTTTACAATGCAGAGGTGGAGGAAAACCTCCTGCTTGAGGGGTACATCCAGCTCCTCAAATATTGGGTACGGACAGTCAAAAAAGGAGGACGGTGTTGAGATGTTTGGCAGAAAGAAAAAGGACCTCCCCGCAGGGGTCCGCATAATGCACTATGAGGGGCTGAGAGGCTTTTCTCAGGACGGGCCTTGTTTCATGGAAAAGACGGATGCCGGGCTGGTGTTCCAGCAGGTAAACGGCCCGGCGGCCACGCTCCCGCTGGAAAAGGTGACGGGCCTGGAGATGCTGCCGGAGCGCAATTTCATGGCACGGTATCACGGCACAGCAGCCACCACGGCGCACGGCAAAGCCGTCAAGTGGTTTGCCGTGTTCCACTACACCGCCCAGGATGGGGAGCGGATGCTGGCTTTTTGGTATCTTGAGCCCAAAACCGGCGATGCTCTCCGGGAGCTGTCCTCCCAGATCGGAGCAGCCGCCGGGGACTACACCCTGTAAACGGCGCAAAAAAAAGCCGGAGAGGTTTCATTCACCCTCTCCGGCTTTTTTACTTATTCTTTGTTTGCGCCCATCTGGGCAATGGCCTCCCGGAGCTTGTCAAAGCCGAACATGGCCGCATAGGCCACAAAAAAGCCCATGACCACAGCGGCGGCCACCATGTACCACACAATGGCCAGCTCCTTAATCTGGCAGTAGGCGAAAAAGGCCGCAAGGGTCAGGACCATGGCGATGAGCACGGCCAGGATGTTGGTGGGCAGCTTGTCCCAGGTGAGCTTTTTGAGGACCTGGGTGATGATGTTGGTGATTACCACCAGGACGCCCACGATGCTGAGCACAGCAGACCAGTCAAAAATAGTTTCCATGTTGTTCTCCTTTCTTAATCAGGCCAGGGTGAGGTCATTGATATTTACGGCGGCGGTCACGGTGCCATTTTGGCCGATGACCACACGGGAGCCGTCAATCTGCATGACAGTGTAGGTGTTGTTATAGACGAAAGAGGCAAGGCTCCCGCCGGTGTAGGTCTTGGCCCCCTTGTTGACCTTGACCTTGGCACCCACGGTGATGGCCCCATCCACCTGGATGTCAGCGGCGTCCACCCAGCCATAGACCGTGGAGCCGCCGCCCGTTACTTTGATGAGGTGGTAGGGGTGCTTGGCGTTCTTGGCCACGGCGGTGACCTTGGCCTTGCCGGGCTTGCAGGTGGCCCCGTTGGTGGCGTTGGAGCTGACATAGTGCTTGGTGCCGGTAAAGGTCACCGTATCGCCCACAGAGGCCGTCTGAGCGCTCCCAGAGGGCGTGGTGGGCTGGGTTGTGCCCCCGGTGCTCCCGCCCGTAGAGGCCCCCGTGTAGTCCACATAGGGCAGCTTTCCGTGCTTGGTCCAGGTGCGGGTGTTGTAGCCCGCCTTGCTGCCGATGTTTCCCACGGCGGTGATTTGCACCTTGTTGTCCCACTTGGGGGTACACTCCACAGCCAGGCCGTCCCCGATGTAGATGCCGATGTGGCCGGACATCCAGACGGCCTCACCAATGGCCATATTGGCCCAGCCGGTAGTGCTCACCCCGATGCATTTGGTAATCATGGTGTCAGCGCCAATGTCCGGCACGCCGTTGGAGGCGTAGGAGGCCCCGCCGTAGGTTTTGGAGGCGTCCCCGTTCCAGCCCCAGAGGATGCCTTTGATGAGGCACACACAGTCAAAGCCAAACACCGGGGGGCTCTGATTGGCGGCGGCCTTAATCATGGCCGTCCGGTCCGCCGCCTTGTTGTAGGAGTGGTTGGTGCAGTATCGGCTCACATTTGCGCCGGTCAGAGGAGCGCCAAAGCAGCCCATCACATACAGGGTCTTGCTGTTCTTGGCGATGTCAACCGCCTTTTCAACCAGTTCCTTTGCGGTCATCTTACTCATTGCAATATCTCCTTTACTTAGTCTTTCAGCACGATTTCAGCAACACGGACAGCGACATCCGCACCATACTTGTCCGCAAATTGCTTGAGAAACCGTTGGGCATATTTGGCCCGGTTTTCATTCTTGGCTTTCCAGAAATAGAAACCGCCCCAGGCCCCGGTGATTGCCAGAGAGGTCCCGGCCAGGGCCGCCAGGGCGGTCACATCAAAGCCCAGATAGTTGGTGACGATGGTGGCCACACACAGCAGCACGGAAACGGTCACATGGGTCCAGATCAGCTTTTTTGAGGTATCTATTTTCAAGGCCCTCCTTTCTGGTCTGCCCGCAAAAGTTCAACAATGCCCAGCAGGGCTAAAAGAAAGAGTTTCATGGCGGCCCTCAATAGATGGCCTTGACGCCCTGCTCCGTCAAAAAGTCCTTTTGTTCGTGTTTCACCTTGCGGGCGTACTCAAGAGCGGCGTGCATATCGCCGTTGCAATGAGCGTCCGGGATGCGCTGGACGGCAATGGCGGTGGCCTCAGCCAGAGCTAATGCCGCCCGGGTGTTCTGGATCAGCAACACCTCATTTTTCTCTCTGGCGGCCTCCCGCTTATCCCGGATTTCCTCCCGCTTGGCCATTTTGCGCTGGAGCATCCAGAGCCCCAGGGAGGTGATGGCCGTGGGGATGCCCAGCAAAGTGAGCAGGCCGCCCAAAGAAAGTTCAATAACCATGTAGGCTTTCTCCTTTACAAAATGGAAAAGGGGCTGTTTTGCAACAGCCCCTTTTCGCTTGGTTTGGAGGACTTAGACCTCCACCTCCAGAGCCACCAGGATTTCCTCCACCTGGCTCTTGATGAGGCTGGGCACCTGCTCAATAGTCTTGAGCCCCTTAACGATGAGGGTAGCGTACACAACGGCCATACATTCCACCTCCTTTCTCAACAGGATATATAGCAATAACTCACGGAGCTTACACATGGCTGTTCTCCGCAAGCAAAGCCTCCACATCATCCCGGAGCTGAGCCGGGACATCATCCAGGGTCTTGAGGCCCTTTTTGATTAGATCGGCATAGACCTTTGCCATGTCTTACACACCTCCCAAAATCAGCTCATAGACTTCACAGAGCGCAAGCTGGGTGTCAGTCAGCTGAGTTTCCGCCGCTGTCACCTTTTGCCGCAGCTCCTCATTTTCTTGGGTCAGCTCCTCAATGGATTTCTGCCGGTTGTGCAGGTCCTTGAGGCTCACCTTGTTCACTTTCACGCCCATTACTGAAAAGCACCTCCGATGTTAGTGATGTAGCCGCCGGTGTTGCTGCTCCCCCGGCTCACGGTCAACTTAAAGTTAAACGCAAAGCCGTTGGCGGCGGTCTTGTTGGTGAAAATGTGGTTGTTGCCGTTCTTAATGTCGGCGGTGGCGTCCTCCCAGACCGGCTCATCATCCAGGGCGTTGTTGGTCACCAGGACCTCCAGGTCTGCATCACCGGGGATGGAGCCCAGGATGTTGAGCACCATGACGGTGATGGTGTCATCGGCGTCAATGGGCTCTGCCATCGTGATGGAGGCCTCATAGACGGCCTTGGTAAAGGTTACGGTGTAGGGGGTGCTGTCCGCCTTGGTGTCATTGGCCACCACCTTGATGGTGTGGGCCCCGTTGAGGACTTTCTGCCAGTTGGCGGCGGTGACACACTGGACCGTGTTGCTCTGCCCCAGGGTGGCGGTGTAGGT